GCCGCTGTTGTATCATTTGCACCTCTTGTAGCACCTGTAAATGTAGTAGAAGATGTTCCTGTATATGTAATTTGTTCATTACCTATAAAGATAGTTCCTGTTGAATCAAATCCTGTTGTGCTATTAACTGTTATTGTTGTAGCAGAATCTGTTAATGAACCATCTAAGTTTGTAGTTGTTATCTCATCTTCTTGTGTAATATAACTATTGACATAATCATTGTATTGTATAATATATAGCCTACCACCACTTGAACCTAAATCTGAATCTTTTACTAATCTAAAAGTATTATAATCAACTGTTTTTGCAGTTGTAGGTATTGAGTATCTTACTGTTCCCGGAACAAGTGTTTCTGTTTTTGTTGAATGATTAAAAGGATATTGAAATTCTTTTTGATTAATATATCTAACAGATTCATTAACTGCATTTTGTGCTTGAACCTGTATTCCTCTAGCATTAGTAAAGTTACTTGAAGTTAATTGCACTTCGTTTAATCTTGCTAAAACTTTATTAGTTAATGTTAAGTAACTTTCTGCCATGTATAATTCCTATAAGTGTAGAGGAGCAAGTTACCCTGCTCCCCTATAAAAAGTTTAAGCTAATTGGTCTCTATCGACCTCGTCAGCCTTATCATCTAAACCATGTCCTGATAAATCAATGACAGTGGCATACATTCTAAGTCTGCCTGTAGCTGGAGCAGCTCCTGCAATCTTAGCGTCAATAGTATCTGTAGTAGTTACAAATTGAGTGTAAGTTGAAGCCGCACTTCCCACAACAGTATTAGTCTGACCATTAGTTCCTGCCGCACAAAAACCTGTAGAGGTTATATCTGCACCATCAATAATGTCATCACCTGCTGCGAAGTCCATATCTAATGTACAACTAGAAGTGAATGCTTTCATAACTTCAGCACCTGCATTTATAACTAAAGTATTAGCAGGAATCTCAAGCACCTGAAAGATATCACCATCGGAAAAACTATTTCCCTTTGCCACTAAAGCATCTATATCTAAATATGCTTCAATGTTTCTCATAACATTAGAGTGTCCTTTTATTGAAGGTAAAACTGCGATAGAGTTACTTTCAACACCAGTGGTGTCTTTAGAAGTTAAATCAAAAGTTGCCATTCAAACCTCCCTTATGCTACGTTGTACTTAGCAGTCACGATTGCTTCAGGTCGAAGAATCTTTCTGCCATACATATGCATACCACGAACAATATCAGCGAAAGAGTCAGGGTCTCTGTATGTCTCTGTCTTGTTGATTTGCTCT